ATCTGAGTTTCATATTAGATCACTTCCTTATCGGCAGAAAGTGTTGGGGCCATTGAATATCGGCCAAGTGGGAAAATTGTTTCTGCATTTCTATATTCAGAATATTTTTTATTGATTCTGCAAGTCTTTGTTTCCTTGCCATCTGTGATGGTAATTGTAGAAGTGGTTCTTGCAATTACTTCATAAGTCCATACACATTCATGATCACAAGCACTTCTCATAAAATAGGTTTTTCCGATTTCAAATGTTTTCATATTAATTTCCTCCTTATTATCTAACCTTAATTGCCTCAAAGCCAAACTGATCAAAAATAATTCCATATGTTTTATAAATTTCATAACCGTTGATTTTACCAATATAGTTTCTTTCATCTACTGAAATCTGATCAACAACTGTTGCATGGCATCTTGTATCATTGTAAGAAAAAATAATTTCGTTTCTCATCTTAATTACCTCCGTAAAAAGTAGTCATTTGTTATTTGTTAATTATATTATACTACCAAAGTAGTGTTTTGTAAATAGTTTTACCAAAAATAATTGCAAAAATTTGCGAAAAATAAGAGGATCTTTCGATCCTCTAAATTTTATTCTGTAATAGTATCAATATATTTTTTAGCTTCATCAATCTTTTCAAAATAGATTTCATCGCCCTGATCAAATACGGTACAACCACCTGTTATATAAGTTATTGTATATCCTTTATAATTTTCCATATCCTACCTCCTAATCACTTTTATGAAAGTCTTTCATATATTACAACAAGCATTTCTCCTAAGAATTTTTTGTGTTTACCATAATGAGATTTTGTGCCTTTGATCTTGCTTTGATCGCAGTATCTAAAGAAATGATTCCGTAATGTGTACCCTCTCTCAATAGTTTAAGATCTGAAGCATCATCGATCTTGATGGCTTTTAGTGTCCATGGATCAATTTCATAAGATCCTACAGGCTTTGCAAGTGGAATATACCCATCGATCATATTGTCTCCTATGTTCCAGACAATATATCCATTTAGTATTTTGTCAACTACCTCAAATGTTCTTGATCTACGTGCACTAACTTCCAATGTAATTTTTATATTATTTGTCCTCCTTAAAAATTATTTGCAAACTCTAAAAATCTTTTTTCATCAAGTTCTTCCATTCGATCCATAATCATAGGAAGAAGCTCTATGCCTTCAACTTTATTTGCTAATTCTTCAAGTTCTTCAAAACTTAATTTGTTGATTAATTCTTGTGCTCTATCTAACATATTATTTGTCCTCCATTCTTTAACTTGATTATATTATACTACGATTGTAGTACCTTGTAAATAGTTTTTTCTGCCAAAAAATTTACTTTTTTCCAGAATTGGTGTATAATTTTCATTAGATAGGTAGAAGAACTTACCTATAAAAATAGTATCTAATGGCGAAGAACTGCCACCGAAGAAAAGGAGATAAGATTATGGCATTAACAAGATCAATGCTCAAAGAGATGAATCTTACCGAAGAACAGGTTGAGAAAATTATCAATGAGCACAAAAACACCGTTGATGGTCTCAAGGAACAGAGAGACGAGTACGAAAAGGAACGTGATACTTTTAAGGCTGAGAGAGACAAATTCAAGAAAGACTCAGAGAAGTTAGCTGAGACTAAGAAAGAACTTGATGATCTCAAGAAAGATCATGTTGCAGCTGATGATTGGAAAGAGAAGTACGAAGCAGAGCACAAAGCACTTGAAGATTATAAGGCCGAGATCGCAGGCAAGGAAACAACAGCTAAGATCCAGGATGCTTATAAGAAACTTTTGGCTGAGTGCAAAGTTGGAGAAAAGCACATCGCTTCAATTCTTAAGGTTACAGATTTCAAGGATCTGAAGCTCAAGGAAGACGGTACATTTGATGGAGTTGATGACATAAAGAAGAAGATTGAAGATGATTGGTCCGGATTCATTTCTTCTACAGAAACTAAAGGTGCTAGTGTTGAGAATCCACCTGCTGGTGGAAAGAGTGGCGAAGGAAATTCTAGAGCTGCTGAACTCGCTAAGAAGTACCGAGAGAATCTTTATGGAAAAGAAGCAAAGGAGGAATAAAGTATGAAGGTGGCAAGTATGTTAAGGCCGGCACAGTTTACCCATCAAATGATGCAAATGCAATTGGCCTTGTATATGAAGACGTTGATGTTACAACAGGCAATATGCCAGGTTCAGTAGTAACTCAGGGTGTAGTTTTTGAGGATCGTTTACCTCAGACAGTATCAACTGCAGCACATCTTGCACTTGATGCAAAGATTACATTCCAGAACTCACCAAGTGTAACACGTCCATAATTTAGAAGGAGGAAATAAAGATGTCAAAGTTTGAAAATAACATTCTTGGATTTATTCCTAAGAAAGATTGGGTTGACATGGGATTCCAGGTTACTAGACCTAACGATCCTATCGATGGTCTTTTTGCTGATGACAAGACAGACAATATCACAGCATATTGGGAAACAATCGCTAATGAGTATCAGATCCCTATGATGGCACAGTTCCATGGATTTGATACAGAAGCTCAGACAACATTTAGAGTTCCAGTTGATAATCACAACATCGAGAAAGGTCTTATCAAGGTTAAGATCAATCAGTCAGAAAGAATGCGTTCTCTTCTTAGAGCAGGTGTTCAGAATGATCAGATGTATGATTATGTTATCAACGATGGTATCAGATTAGCTGATCAGGTTGTTACTCGTACAAAGGTTGCTAAGAACGAGCTTATGGCAACAGGTAAGATCACAATCAAGGAAAATAACCTTGATCTTACAGTTGATTATGGTGTATCAGCAGCTCAGACAGCATTTGAGATTGATTTCTCAGCTGGTGAAGATGTTCCTGCACAGATCCAGACAATTGTTGATACAGCTCTTGTTAGTGGCACAACTCTTAATGGTATTTACACATCTAAGGCTAATCTCACAAAGATGAGAAAGCACGCTTCTATCCAGACTGCAATTAATGGTGCAGCCTCTGTAGGAGCTCTTGTTAAGGTTGCTCAGCTTGAGGCATATCTTGAAGAAGAGTTTGGAATTACACAGGTAATTACAAATTATCTTACTTATGGCGCTGATGCTACAATTGGTGAGGACGGAAGACCTAACATCACTCAGAAGAGATACTTCCCAGCTGATAAGATTACATTCTTTGCTACAAACCCAGCTGGTCGCATGGGTGTAGGTGCATGGGGAAATCCTCCAGAAGTTGACGCTGCTAAGTTCATGGATGTTCAGCAGTCTGGTGTTGATCCATATGTTTACATTTCTCAGTGGATGGAAAAGGATCCTGCAGTTCTTTGGACAAAGGCTTCAGGCTTATTCATTCCAATCCTTTACAACCCGGGTGCACTTTATATTGCAAGCGTTGCAACTGAGAGCACAGGAGCATAAGGAGGAAGATTATGTATAAAGTAATTAAACTTTTTACTGATCTCCAGGATAACAACTATAAGTACGAGGTGGGGGACGAGTACCCTCGCCTCGGCTTAAAGCCAAGTGTTTCAAGAATCACTGAGTTGTCGGGATCAAATAACAAACAGGGCACACCTCTTATTAAAGAGGTAGATGATCTTCCAGCAGAAAAAGATGATGCTGAGCAGTCTAAGAGTGAGAAGCCTGCTAAAGCAAAGCGAGCAAGCAAGAATAAATAGGAGAAATACCATGTTAATTAAACAGGTTTTAGATTATATCCATAATTACTTTGTCAAAGAAGTATATGCAGGAACATTCAAAATTGAAAATGGTGCCATTGGTGTTGATGAATTACTAGATGGTCAATATTTCATGATCAAGGGTTCAGCATTAAACGATGGAATATATCAATATCCTGTAACAGGTTTATTAGATGAGACTTTTAAAGGATCTATTTCTGCACTTGCTATTCCACGCGACGTATTAGAGCTTATTGCTGAGATCGAGACATGGCAAACAGAAAACAAGAAGACTTTAGAATCGCCATTCCAGTCTGAAAGTTTTGGAGGATATTCTTATTCCAAAGCTTCAAGTGGAAAATCTGAGCACCTTTTGATTGTGCCGTTGTACTTAATACCTCAACTGAGGCAAAAGTGGCAGGATCTGAAGGAGCTTCAAATATGTATACTGCTACCACAAGAAAGTCAATCAATCTTCAATATCATGATGTATTTAGAAGAGAATCTGACAAGAAGATCTTTAGAGTTACATCTGATGGTGATGATGATAAAACCCCTAAAACTGCAGGTCTTGACATGAGAAATGTTTCTTGTGTTGAATGGACACTTCCATCGTCTTAAGGAGAGTAACATGGATAAGGAACAAGCAATCCATCAATTTTGGTCAAGTTTTGGTATACCTGCTTATTCTGAAAACAGTGTGCCAGATGAAGTAACTTATCCATTTATAGCATATTCAGTTTCAACAGGAATGCTAGGAGGAGTTACTACTCTTGGTGCTAATCTATATTATAGATCTACTTCTTGGGAAGCTATTCAGCTAAAAAAAGAAGAGATTGCAAGATATTTAGGTATAGGTGGTATTACTATTAAACTTGATGAAGGATACGCATATTTTTGCCAGGCTGATCCATTTGCACAGCAAATGAGTGAACCTGGTGATGACATGGTGAAAAGATATTATTTAATGCTTCAAGCTGAATTTCTTACACCATATTAAATTGAAAGGAGAACGAGAATGGGAAAATTTACAGTTGTACCATCAAATGCTTTTGATGGTTTACAGTTAGATGCAGGTGTTCTTTTAAAGAACTTTGATCCTGCAAATCCTGTTGCTCCTGCTGATGCGGATATTATTTGTGCAACAACAGGCGGTGTCAATCCATCTTGTGTACCTACTTTTTCAGATTTTGGTGAGGACGTAGATAACGTGCCAAACAACATGAAAGAGTTTAAGCATCTTGACGGATGGGATTGCAAGATTTCAACTACATCACTCGGTACTACACCAGAGTTGATCAAGTTAGCATTAGGATGTGCTGATATTGATAGCACAGATTCAACAAAGATTGTTCCTAGAATGGATCTGAAGCAGACTGACTTTACAGATATTTGGTGGGTTGGTGATAGAGCTGACGGCGGAATGGTTGCTATTCAGTTAAAGAATGCGCTTTCAACAGGCGGCTTCTCTATTCAGACTACAAAGAATGGTAAGGGTACAATTTCACTTGAGATTACAGGTCATGTTTCAATTAGTAACCAGAAGGAAGTACCAATGGTATTCTACTCTGCTGATCCAGTAACACCTACACCTAGTGTAACTCTTAACAAAGATGCCGCTGAGATTGCAATTTCAGGAACAGAAACACTCGTTGCAACAGTCGTTCCAACAGGAACTACTGTGACATGGAGTTCATCAGATTCTGAAGTTGCTTCAGTCGCAAATGGAACAGTTACTGGTGTAGCTCAGGGAACCGCAACAATTACTGCGACAATCACAGTGGATGGAACTAATTACACAGACACTTGTACGATCACCGTCACAGGAACAGGAGCTTAATATAAAGGAGATTAGTTTATGAAATTATCTGAGATTAAGGGTGAAAGAGCCTTAGATTTATTAGTTGATCTAATAGATCCAATTACTTTGATCCTTGCCGATGAGGAGATCGTTAAGATCTACAAAAGCAATTTACCAAACATCTTGCTAGTAAAAAGATTGATCGGAGAGCATAAGAAAGAAGTTCTTACAATTTTAGCTTTGCTAAATGAAGAAGATCCTGAAACTTATGAGCCATCATTGATCGCTCTGCCAAAGATGCTTTTGGATTTATTGAATGATAAGGAACTCATGGACCTTTTTCACTCGCAGGATCAGATGAAGGGAAACGAATCTTCTGGCTCTGCTATGGAGACTATCAAGGCTCAAGACGAAATATAAAAGCATTTATGCGGTATGTCAAGGCAAGAAGTGAAAGTGAACTCAACTGCCAAACATACCGCATTTTTGTTACAGATTATTTGAAAGGGATCGGACGTTTCCAAGGCCAACGTTATATTGAATACCTTGCCGATCTTAAAAAACCGATTGAGACTAGGTCAAGTGACGAAATTATTGATAACATAAAAAATAAATTGTCTCAGTTTGGAGGTGAATAAATTGGATACACTAAAACTAAGAGCTGTCTTAGGACTAGATAAAAAAGAATATGATGAAGGCTTAAAAGATGCGGAAGACAGAGCAGGATCTTCTGGAAGTAAAATAGGTAGC